AGAACCGTCAAAGGAACCCCGCTTTGCCAGCTTTTGGTTTCTTCGTTGATCGTCTATATAGATGGCGAATTTTGTTAAACGCCTCTTAAGATAATCTCCGACACCAAGCTGTAACAGGATATTCCCGGTGTTTTCGACCGCGATCGTCCGGTAGGATTTGTAATCCTTATTCACGAAAGCAATGCGGTTATAGTTCTTGGTACCATCAACACAATAAGGAAAAACATCTTCCAAATGGTGATGTCCCACTAACGAGTAATTGGGGCCGTTTTTAAAAGACCCGAATTTCAAGAAGTGGTTTTCCAATAGTGCAGTATCCTGCACAAAGTCCTTTAGGAGTGGTTGGGCCTTTTCGGTGCAAGTAATAGGAAGACGCCATTTTTGTAACATCGTGGCGTTCTTACGACTCACACCTATAGAGGCCCCTGGCCCATGCCTACCGGTTACCTTTGGTAGGCGTCCGAGAAGCCGGGAAACTTCCCTCTTGATCAGCGCCTCATAGATCGGCACATCCGTACGCTGTGATAGTTTCATATTCACAACGCCGGTCTGTACTTCATTTTTGAAGAACTTTTCAAGAGGGTCCGGCTTCTTATATTCACGGACGTCGTCTTCCATTTTTAGCAGGAAGCGCGATAAGAGTCTTTCCACAGCCGCAATTTGCGTGCTAAGGTTTTCTTCCCTCGCGCTGGCGAGTGCTAGGTCCCCGAGTTTTACGAAGCTCTTTTCGCGGATTGCTCCGCGCAAGGCAACGTCGAATTCGGGCCTTATGCACTGCTTGTTTATGCTCACGACGACATGGTGCAGAGTTTTCAAAATTTCCCAGTGGAAATCTTTTCCGCAAGGTTTGATTTCGAAGATTCTCTTTTCGAAAGGCCTTTTGGAACTCCGCTGCTTGTTTGTTTTCTTGCTTGGCTTCTCGCCAGAGCTTGATAAGACTGGACGTAACATCACAGATTCCTTTCAGTGCAGAAATAACGGTTAAAAGCAAGGAGATTTAGGATTCACCACGAGAAAGCACATCAATTCTGAAGTGCTCGCTTTTGATGAACGCCGCCGCCTTGTACAATTCGTTATTGACCGCAGTTTGGCTTGCGCCGACCGGAACGAGGGTATTAACCTCAATAATAATTTCTCCGGTTGTGTCGGTACCCGTAGTAACGGTACCAACAAACTGTGCGATCCCACGTATGTTTCCTTTGTATGTGGGTGTCGCCTTAGGTCCTTTTGTCCGCACAGAAAGGGTGTCCTTCGTCCCGGCCGAATTACTATGGTTGGGCCCGAGGTACACGGGTTCTGTAGGGGACTTACGCTCGTATGCCAGAGCGGCAACGGTGACGTTGTCTTCATCTTTTGAAACAATCGATAAAGGTGAGGGTAACATAATAGTTCCTTTCGTGATCACGTACCAAAGCAGCGAGTCGGCTCAATGTAAAAAGATATTTACAAAACCTTTTATTATTGTAGCAAGATCACCGATCTGGTTGAACGTGAGTTTGATGTCCGGCAAAAAACTTATCCGGAGATCGTCAAAAACACCGTTTAGCGGGACCCTGGTCTTTGTAAGCGTTTGCTTACGTAATACAGGTGCTCCCATTAGCGCCATTTCATAGTCCATCGTTGGACTATAAGACTGGAAATCCAGGGTTTTTATCCTGAATTCTTCGTTAATGAAATAGCGGGCCGATTTCCAACTGAGCCTCTGTTCTAAACCAGTCTTTGGCGCGAGGGCGGAAATAGCTGTCCCCACGTTCGCAAACCAGTCAACAACAAAGCTCAGCGTCATAAGCTCCCAACCGGCTTGCGCCAGTTCAAGGGTTCCAAGGACCACTTCTGTGTCCTCCCTTATGACGTCGTACAGAACACCAGCACGAGCAACACCCTCCAGTTCGACATGGTAGTCCCCCCTGAAACAATAATAACCGTTCCAGATAGGGATTTCAACCAATATGTCCTGCACAGAGTGTTTTTTCCTCATATTCCACGAGGACCGTGCTGTAAACACCTTTGGCTTTTCTGGCCATAGAATGCGCGAGAGCGCCTTCGTATAGTTCTTAACATCTTGAACTAAAGGTGTTACCCCGTACCGGTAGGCCATTCTTACATCGGCTACATCGGTCTTTTTCATCATTCTCCACAACTTACCAAATTTTCGCTTTTTGATGTACGTAGCGACTTTGATAAGTTGCTTCAACGAACTCTTGATCAATCCCAATGTCTCCTTTGCCTCACCATAGGTGGCTCCCAGGTTAGCTTCTGCGCGGCTTTTAGAAAATGCCTGCATAACAGCCTGTGATTTACACGCTTCTAGGTATACCCAGAAGCTGTCCGGAGGAACACAATACCCTTTCCCAATGATTTCATCGGGATGAAGGTAAAAGTCCCCGTACTGTTCTGCCCATTTTGGGTTGCAGGACGGGAATTTAGGGTATTCCTCATAATGCCATGTAATGGGTATGAAATCCGCAGAAATAACCTTCTTTAAATATGGGTTATTACACGGTATACCCGCATCAATCTTCGCCTGGAATTCCGAATCC